ATTATTACTCGTAGCGATTTCATATATAAATTACCCCACCCCAAAATGGAGCTTATGAACAAGGATTTTATATGGATACCAGATGGAGAACAATATGGAGGGTTTACGGACAGACACGTTGTCTTATCAAAAAAGAACATTGTCCAATACTTGAACATACTAAACAATATGGTGTTAAGGTCAAACGAATATTTTATGGGATTGAAGATAGACAATGAATGGAACCTGGAGAAGTTAATTGCATTTCATTTGGAAAAAAATAACGTCCTTCAACAAGTGAAGCTATTTCCGTATATAATGTATTCCGTTCGTAACAAAGATGGAACCACTCGTTGGCAGCCTGGAACATATTCAGATGAGTTGGGGTATTTTATTAAATATCATATGGAATACAACACATCGTCCCATTACAAAAAAATGTTTGAAAAGTCAAAAACAAGCTTGGATAAGTTTTATGTGTCTGTATTGCAGACACGCTAGGTTGGAGCAATATAGTTATATTTATGTATTTTTATATTACAAGTATATGAATACATAATCTCACCCTATAAAGAGAACAAAGGAAGAAATATTTTATGCTATAGAGTCACTTATACACTAATTATGGCGTTGGATTCTACATCTGCCATTTCTATTTGCGCTTTTTGCGTGTTCGGAACATTGTCTGGTTTAACACACCTTCTGTATTCAGCAATCAAAAAACTCATAATGCTTACAATGGCGTTGGATTCTACATCTGCCATTTCTATTTGCGCTTTTTGCGTGTTCGGAACATTGTCTTGTTTAACACACCTTCTGTATTCATTGTATACAGCAATCAAAAAACTCATAATGCTTACAATGGCAGCAGAAATCGTGAGAATATCAATACGAGAATAATGATGAGCCGAATTATCTACGTCAACTTGTTCGTAGATAATAAAATACGGCGCCATATGTTCACTGGGTGAGATAGTATCGGTCCACATTTTTTGTCCAGACGGGTAACAAGTTTGAATCGTAGGCGCATAATATTTTGTATCCAACTGGTATGTCGTGGGCGGATATGTAATCCAAACCCAAAATAGCTCATTAAACCCGTCGGGTACATTATTGGCTGGTTCATTGCTTTGCCACATTATGTTGGAAGAAAACTGACCAGATGTAGTAGCGTATGTACTCACGCTGGTGGTCCAGCCTTGTTTACGCTCAGGAATAATGACAAAACTTTCTGGAAAGGTTGTTTCCACCTGACTGGTTGCATTTACGTCACAAGCGTGGGTCAATTTTAATGCCGCTCTTGTAGAGTAAGGCGTGTATGGTAAGCTGGCTGGATAAAAGCTGAGTTCGCTTGGTGGGTCGTTAAACAAACTTACAATGTTAAAAATAAGGCTGGGTAGTATAAACCTCATATAATATTGTTTTATACTATTTATGCGTAATTATATTTAAGTTGAATAACTAATGAGAATGTATTCAATGGGAACGTATTAAATCGTAATGGTATAATAATCCTTTTTAATGACTCGGTCTTTATACGAGAGCTCCTTGGCCGGTGGCGGCGGGGCAGGGATTGTTTTTTGCGAATATCGGAACTTTTCGGGTTTTAACACAAACGCATATCCCGCCTTTTCAAAGAACAAGTTGCTTTCTTCCAAGTAGACATCATCCTTTTGAAAACGCATTGCAATAAACTGGGACCCCGTTTCACGAACAAGTGCTCCGCTTGGGTTCCCTGGATTGGCGCCCTTGTCTGGCATCGCCATTGTCATACACTGCTTATTGAACTCAATCAGCTCCTTTAAGTCTGGCGTATACTGGATATCATAGTTATGGAGCGCGCGCATAATTGCCGAGTTGCTCGTCATATTCACAAACTCATACAACTCCTTGCAATCCATAAAAGAACGATTGGAAGCATCAATGATAATTATGATTTTGTTTTTCAATTCTAGCAAAGGGACTTTTCCTAAATTGAGTTTTGCATCTTTCGTGCTGTATTCGTAACTGTATTCTTTGCCCAGTAACATATTATCGTTCGCTTTGAATATGGCAGCCAAGTTTTTATACATTTCCTGATTATTACTAAAGCACCTCAAATGCAATATTAACGGGTCTCGTGCGTTTTGGCAGGTGGACTCGGTAAATGCATAGTATTTTAGTAGGTTCATCACTTCGGAGAAGTCAATGTGGTTAAATGTTTCCTTAAGTTTTACACTATTTACCGTAGAAGTGGCTACCACAGGGCGACCTTTGATGGAATAAATCTCAAAGTCTAGAGCACGCACGCCTTGACCCAAAATAGATTTCAATGTGCATAAGGTGACATAATCATTCTTATACGACCCGCCACTGCAACAGTTGTAGGCTGTTTTGATGTAATAATCGCGAAGTAGAAACCGGCAATTCGGGTCACTCTCATTGATGCTTATGAGCTTGCTTTGGCCAGAATACTTTTTTTGAAAGAACGAACAATGCGCAGCCTGTAATGTGCTTAAATAAATGGCATACCCGATAAAAGACAAGATAACAAAAATAAAAATAGACACTATCCACACGGTAGCCGTTGTGTTTTTGATACTGTTTATAGCGTCATTTGTTATTTTTTTAAAAGCCTGAATATGTGTATTTGCGTTAATAGGATTGTTTATGTCCATATGAATCGTTATAATATATAATATTATTAAAATCACGCGACGTTTTCGGGATTCATAATGACGGCGTGGATTGTGTGGATGTAAATAATAATATAAATATTTATAATAGTATAATATAATATGCCAGGCGGTTTAATGAACTTAGTGTCACAGGGTCAACAAAACATAATATTAAATGGAAACCCTAGTAAATCCTTTTTTAAATCGACGTATTCTAAATATACCAATTTTGGTCTGCAAAAGTTTCGTGTGGATTTTGATGGGTCGCGCACGTTGCGGATGACAGAGGAGTCCACCTTTACGTTCAAAATCCCGCGTTACGCCGACCTATTAATGGACACATACCTTGCAGTCAACCTCCCGACCATATGGAGCCCGATTATGCCTCCCCAAGAGAGCGCGGTAGACCCGACTGGGAACAATATAAACAGCGGAGAATGGGTGCCGTATGAGTTCAAATGGATTGACAATCTAGGCGCCAAAATGATTTCCAAAATAACCATTACGTGTGGGAACCAGACGTTGCAAGAATACTCTGGCAATTATATTCTTGCGACGGTGCAACGGGACTACGGCGCAGATAAAAAAGCGCTGTTTGACAAAATGACAGGGAATACGCCCGAGTTTAATGACCCAGGCAACAGCGGGTCTCGTGTGAATTGCTACCCAAACGCATATTACACCAGCAACCCCGCGGGTCCAGAACCGTCTATCCGCGGTAGAACCCTATATATTCCGCTGAACTCTTGGTTCACCCTAAAAAGCCAAATGGCATTCCCGCTCGTATCCCTTCAGTATAACGAGCTGCACGTGAATGTCACGTTTCGCCCAGTGAACCAGCTCTTTAAAATACGTGATGTGTTTGACGAAGCAAACAATTACCCATATGTAGCGCCGAACTTTAATCAGTTCTATATGCAGTTCCATCGGTTTTTGCAACCTCCTCCGGATTTGGAGTTGGGTGTTAGTTCATACACAGATACGCGCACAGCCTGGAATGCAGATGTTCATTTAGAATGCACCTATTGCTTTTTGTCTAACGAGGAATCGCGCTATTTCGCCTCCAAAGAGCAAAAATATTTGATAAAACAAGTGCGCGAGCAAACGTTTTACAACGTCACTGGGTCCAACAAGGTGGACCTGGATTCTCTCGGGATGGTATCCAATTGGATGTTTTATTTTCAAAGGAGCGACGTAAACTTGAGGAATGAATGGTCCAATTACACAAACTGGCCGTATAACTACATGCCATCGGATATAGTCCCCGCACCGACCACAGGGAATTATACGGTCTCGCGGGTAGTCTTTGTGAACAATGTGCCTACTATAGAGGAGGTTGCGATCGGCCCAGGGCAAAACGTAAACGGAGGCTCTACTGGCTGGATGATTACGGGGGACTATAACGCAAGGAATGAATCCAACATATTGGTCAATATGGGAATACTATTAGATGGGTCTTATCGCGAGAATATGCAACCGTATGGTGTCTTTAACTATATAGAAAAATATATGCGAACGAGCGGGAACGCACCCGACGGGCTCTATGTATACAATTTTTGCATCCATTCTGCATTAACAGATATGCAACCATCGGGCGCCATTAATATGAGCCGATTTAACCAAGTGGAGCTGGAGTTTAATACGATTTATCCGCCAGCAGACCCGAATGCGCAAACACTAACAATATGCGACCCCCAAACAGGGGAAATCATTGGAATAAACAAGCCCACGTGGCGTATATACGAGTATAATTTTAATTTATACCTGTTTGAAGAGAGGTTGAACATTCTGACATTTATGGGAGGAAACTGCGGACTTATGTATGCCACATAAGGAGAGGAATGCGCAATGCGTGGAAACTAAAAAAAATATATTCGAGTATTATAATATGAGTGCGTTTTCAATGGATAATACAGATAATAATACAAATATCATAGAAGAGAAGAAAAATAATCCTGGAAAATCAAAGGCCACCATAAACACGATAAAAAACGTAAAGCAAATTGCCAAAGTAACATTGAAAGTGTTAAGAAACATTGCGATTATATTTTTAGGAGGCTCGTTGTTTTGGTATTTTGGGATTATCTCCAATGTGAATGCCCTTGGCGTAGATTTTCCAGTAGACTATTACGAGCGAAATACGGAGAAAGTGAAAGAACTAAACCCCAATGCGTTCGGTTTCGTAGACATTAAAAAGATTAAAAAGTCCGTTCCTGTATACAAGACTGTGGATGAAAATGGGCTCGCCAGTTGCAATTCTATACAGTTCAAGCTGGATGAAATACACAAACAATACAAAGGATTTGTCACGCCAGACAATAAAACCGAAGGAGAGTCCTTATTGTATAAGTTATCCTCGTTGAAAGAAAACAGCGAATCAGGAAGATTTGGGTTTTTTAAATACGCCATCGCCACCTACTTGCAACGCCTTATTGTAGCAGATATGAAAGTAATTAGCACGTATTTTGAGTTTTTTTATAGCTTTTGTAGCGAAGGGGTTGGGCTAATGCTTGGTGCGCTCTTTTTTATTCCCTTTATACTCGTATACTGTTTATGTCACTTAGCGTCTAGTGTAGGGTTTACGTTTATGTGCGTGTTTGACTTTTTCAAAACGCCGCCCTACGACGAATCCAGACACACCGTAAATAACAGGTGGTCGCAAGTTAGCGGGTGGTTAATGAATACCTTATTCCCATCACAGACTGGGGTGAAAGCGCCAGAATATGAATCGTTAGGATGGGTTGATTTAATTATTCGGATTGCGATGTGCTATGTGTTTTTACTTTTTGGAATCATCCCGAACGTGGTTGTTTCCATATTTTGCGGTTTATACGCATTGGCAAAATCGCTAGGAATGAGCGGAAGCTACAAGGAAAAAAAGGAAGACGAACCCAAACCATTCACCCTGTTTGATTTTTTGAGGAACAACTTGCACTTTTACAGCAGAGGATACTTGATTTGGTTTACGCTCCTATTAGTAAGCCAGCTGTACACAGATATGAGTATGAATGCTGCCATTGGTTGCGTTATTGCGGTAATCATACTCGTGTTTGGCACCAATGTGTTTGCAAAAAATACGTTTGATTTTTCTTTATCGGGAGAACAATGTAGCGCACCCGTAGATGAGTTCATAGTAGAACCTACCCCATCGCCCCCTATTTTCGCATCCAAAGAGGTGAAACCCAACAAATAAACATTATGGTCACACGACCAAAAATATTATTATATAAAGAGTTTACTTAATTATATAATATTTATGAAACAGCAAAAGAAACTTACACCCTATGTCAGCATTTGCACTCCAACATTCAATCGCCGTCCGTTTATTCCATTTTTAATAAAGTGTATCGAGCAACAAACCTACCCAAAAGACCATATAGAGTGGGTCATTATTGATGATGGCACAGACAAGGTCAAAGATATATTTGACGAGGCCATCGCAAAAAAATCCCCTTTGCTACCAACAATTAAATATTACGCGCAGGATAAACAAATGACATTGGGGAAAAAGCGCAACTTGATGCACGAAAAGTGCACAGGGTCTATCATTGTCTACATCGATGACGATGATTATTACCCACCAGAAAGAGTGTCGCACGCAGTAGAAACGCTAACAAACCACCCAGAAGCGCTGTGTGCGGGTTCTAGCGAAATGCATATTTATTATGATGATATACGTATGCTTTATCAATGCGGACCCTATGCGCCTAGCCACGCGACGGCGGCGACATTTGCGTTCCGTAAAGAATTGCTGAACTTTACCCATTACGATAACGTAAATGCCGTAGGGGAGGAACGTGCATTTTTAAAAGATTATACGGTTCCATTTGTGCAACTGGAGACGACCAAAACTATCCTAGTCGTTTCGCACATTCATAACTCGGTGGATAAAAAGATGATGATTACCAAACCGAACGCATTTGTAAAGCCATCCACGCGTCCCTTGGAGGATTTTATACAAAATGAAGAGCTAAAGGATTTCTACACGAGAAATCTAAACAAAATATTGGTCCATTATCCAGAGGGAAAACCAATGCATAAGCCAGAAATGATGAAGCAGTTGCGTAAATTGGAGGAGGATTATGAGAAAATGATGCAAGAGGAACAAAAACAGCAACAGCAACTACAACAAAACGTATCTAATGAACAAATGCAAATGATTGCACACATTCATGAACTGAGGGCAATCTGCACAAATCAAGATACTATAATAAAGCAAAAAGATACATTCATACAAGCATTGATGAAACAAAACAAGGAATTAAAAGACAAATTGGCTCATTACGAAGAAGCAAAATAACGAAATAACAAAATACAATAATAGAATCAAGGAATCAAAGAACGCAACTCAATTCGCGGTATATAATAGCTTA